TGACATACCCTCTATTAGCTAAATTAATCTGAGCAGATGCGGTGGCTGTCTGACCAACTCCAATTAATTGTAGAGTTGAAATATATCCAATATCTTCAAGTTGAGAATCTATCTCTTCTATATCAGTATCAAATACCTCATCTTCAAACTCGAATAGTTCACATTTAAGTTGATATACATAATTTTTTCCTAATTGATAAAAAGGTTGCTCATGTTCAACAAATTTTACTTCAAATAATCTTGAACCTAGAGGGAAAAATACAACATCACCCTCACGGGGTCTTGATGATAATTCATAGTCATCATCTGCCTCTAAAAATGGTGATATAAAATCTTCAAATCTTTCTTTTGATATTGTAATTGTAAGTTCATCTCTTAAACTTACACCAAATTTTGTCATTATATCACCCTGACCACCATATCCATCAAAGGTGTTTACATACGCTTCCAATAAAAAATTATCATCAAAAGTAGATGACTGCACTTCTTTTATAATTGTTTGTTTTCTTACAAATTTTCTAGGAATATATGTTACTTCAACACCATAAATTTTTAGATGTTCATTTACTAAATCTTGGATAAGATTTTGTTCGTTTGGAGATCCTTGTAAGAAAAAGGGATTTAAAGCCATCAATCATCACCCAATAAAATCAAGAGGAGGCATTTCATATTCAAGCATCATCTTACTTCTTATCCTTTCCAAATCTCTTTCAGCATCATCATATATCTCCCTTCCATTTAGTTCAATTCCACCTGGCAATTTTGTTCCTCTAAATTTAATTAAATTTTGTCCCCATTGTTTTTTAACTAAAGCTGTATAATATAATTTTACAAAATAGTCATTATAAACCTGATTAAAAGTCTCAGGATCTAATGCTCTAAAACAATCTATTACTAAAAAATCACCTGCAGTTTGAGATTTCCAATCAATATCCAAATATAATCTATCTTGTCTTTTATTAAATCTTATTTGTGCTTCAGGTGTAAGTAAAAAATCTATATCTTCAAGTCGAGTTTTTACCATGCTATATTGTAATAATTCAAGTGAATTAAAATAATATAAATCATTTAAAAATAATTGATACTTAATGGCAAACATACTGCCTGATATTGTGCTAGTATCAAATTTAAATATTTTATTTACACCTAATACAGATGTGGGAACTTGTAGAAAATTAGAATTTTCATAAAAATTTGTGGTCGTTGTTCCATAACCAGGTATTGATGTTGAAACACCACTAGTTGTGACAATACCAACACCAGTTTTACCGTTTATTTTAGATTGACCAGGTATTTCTGCTCCAATTGCTCTATCAATATCACCTGTTGTAATTTCATATTTTAAATACATCCTCTCAACACCATCAAAGTGTCTTTCATTATAAAGCTGTATGGTATCATCAATTAAATCTTCCAATTGCAAGTCATCCACATTAATCTCTAAGACTGGAGCACCTAATTTTCTAAGTGCATATTCCTTTAAAGACTCCCTTGAATTTACAGCATGCCCTACCATTATTCTCCCTCTACTTCAGATAATAAGTTTTCGTATTTTTCTTGTAGTTCCATTTTTTCTGCTAATAATTCTTTTTGAGCATCTAAATTGTCTTGTACAATTGTTTGTAATTTTGCTTCAAGTAGAATATTTTGATTAGTTAATGTAGAAATTTTTTGGTTATAAATTTTTATCAAAGCATTCACATCAACATCATTTGATTTTGTCATGTTTTAGAAGGTTCCTCCATCAAGAGTCGTTGTCCATTTTGGTATGCCAGAGGCATTAGTTGTTAGTACAAAGTTAGAAGTAGTTATACCAGAAGCAGTGCCAGCAGCACCGATCTGTCTACCTGTGGTATCAAAGTAAACAATACCATTACCAGTGGTATCAAAATCACCAGACTGGAAATATATATCTTTGATATCTAAAGCACCTCTTGTACCAGATGCAGTGTCACCTGTTAATGTTGCATCAGGTATGTAAGTAAATGACCTTGCTGGTGCATTACTATTGCTATTTGAATCAGTATCAATATATCCAAAGAAACCAATTTTATTATTACCTGAACCTGCACTTGTATTATAATTAAATGCAACACCACGATCAGTATTAGTATCTACGTTTGATACCACCTCAAGTTGTGCTCCTGTGGCTATTCCAGCAGTTGTTGTTCCATTAATAGTAACAATTTTTGAACTAATATCAAATGATGCAATGGTTGTAACACCAGAGTTAGGAAGACTGGTTCCCTTAATTGTATCTCCAGTTGTTATACCAGCGACTGAATCCACAGTCACAGTTGATACTCCACTCGCAACCGTTGCCATTACAGTTCTGGTGCTTGTTGTTACACCAAGATTTATTATTGGGTCATTAAGATTAACAGTAAATGAGTCAACTGTTGTAGTTGTACCATCAACTTGCAAATCACCTTTTATAATTACTTGTCCTTCATTACTTAAACCATCAGGGAATGGGTCAATAAACAGAGTATTACCACCACCTGATTTTGTTGATATTACGTTTGATGAAATTCCAACCCCACCTATTCTTGCATCTAAAGCATTTAACGTTCCACTAGTTTGAAATATATCACCTTCAAAAGTCGAAATACCTGTAACTCGAAGGTTACGCATTGTTGCTTCATCAAAAAATATATCATCAGCAACATGCAGATCACCACCTACAAATAAATCACTTACAAACGTTCCAATACCTGTAAATGTTGATACACCAGTTACACCTAAATTACCACCTATATTAACACTCTTCTCTATACCGACTCCACCTTCGACTATAAGAGCACCAGTATCTTTTGTGGCAGAATCAGTCGTATCTTCCAATAAGACTGCTACACCGTTGAGATACGCCCAATCTGCACCACTTGGAGAGGATACCTCAACTCTATTGTCACCATCCTCATCATACTCTATTTTAAGATCTTTACTATCACCGAAGGTAAGAAATGTATCATCTGGAATAATTACTTCACCTGTACCATTAGGTGATAAAAACAAATCTCCATCAGTATTTGTTGTTGAAAGTACATTTGAATCTAATCTTAAGTTATCAACATTCCATTGATCTACCTTTCTATTTTGATCAACAATCGCAACAAATCCATTAGAAGCCGTTGATGCATTAGCAGCACTCGCAACTGAACCTGGTGTATTGTTTAATAAATCTGTAAAATATCTACCACCAACTACCTGTGGATTACCTCCATTATCTCCAACAAATAATCTATCACCACTATTTCCTTGCGTACCTCCACCACTCAGGGTTACACCAACTTCACCAAATTGTAAAGATGATGGTGCTGAAGTACCAGTCGATCTTTTTACTCGTATAATGCTTGCCATTTCTAGAAGCTACCTCCGTTTATGTCCAAATTCTGTGTTGCACCTGGAGTCAACTCCAAAGTTCCAGTCCACTGTTGAGTGGTGCTGTTGTACACTAAAACCATACCATTCTGTGGATTACTGGCGTTCACATCACTTAATTCACCAATACTTCCTGCTGAGTTACCTGCTAAAGAGGATGTAACCTTTATAGCATTTTTTTGCCCAACTCTTACTTTTATTTCTGCCATTATCTTGTAGCTCCTTGTCTAACTAAAACAGAACCCTCTAAAACTCTAGTTACTTCACCAGATGTATCAGTAATAAGAACATCATATACGTGTCTACCTGGTTTTAAAGCAGCAGTTTGACTTGTTGTAAGTCCGACTCTTATTTTTCCACCAGTTGCATTTATAATTTGTGTAGAAAAATTAGTAAACGTAAGTGCATCAGCATGCTTTCGCATTTGAGCATTTGCTGTAAATCCAGTTAAATCCGTAGCAGAATTTGTATCCGCACTTTCCAATGTGAAAATTTGAGAAAATGTGGTACCAGTATTAATAGTAAGATTGTTTACGTAAACTGCCATGTAAAAACAATATCACGATCTAAGATATATTTATATTTACAATAACCCGTCTATTTTGAGGCAATCTGTTTAAGTAGATTCTTTATCTCTTCTATGTCTTTTTTTATATTATCAATCTCCTCTCTCTGAATTCTTTTTTGATTTCTTTGTTTTTTATATTGAGAATATCCGAGACTATCACAATTAATGATAGCCCCAGATTTTTCATCTCTGTATAAGTTTTTATGTCCCTCTACTGGTATCATGCTAAAGCTAGAACTCTAAGATCTTTTAACCTTGGTGCAAATGCCTCATTTGTACCACTGAATACAATTTTTATTTTGAATCCAGTGAATTCCTCTAAATTGTCAGCGGTAAACTGATAATCTCTAAAGACACCTTCTCCACTTGCAGGTACAAAAGCATCAGATCTTCCAGTATTTTTTGAAACATCAATTACTTGATCACCAAACCCATCACCATCAGTATCATTCATGTTATCAAAACCAGGCATCAATTCGTATGCCAATTCAGTTTCTGCACCATCAGATCTGAATAATTGATACAATACACGGAAATCAGCAGATGAATCACGATAAGCACCAACAATAACTTTTAATGATGTCGCTGGGTTTTTAAGATCAACTCTTTGACTTATATAAACACCTGCATGTGGATCACCAGAAGTTCTCTCCGACCTACCATCTCTTGTATAATCCTGTATTGGAGAATTTAACCTTGATCTTTGATAAATCATCGTGCCATTATGAGTATCCAATATAGGAGATAAATTTTCATCTGATGATTGGAATAACACACCGATAGTAAATGATCTATTTAATGGTAAATCTGTCAATCTAGTTGTCTCATTAACCCTTGAACAAACAATTCTAGGAGTGTTTAATCTATTTGGTTGATTCAAAGTTACATTTTCATAACCTTGATCAATAAATGGAGCTTCTCCTCCACCAGCACTAGTACCTGATACGGTTCTAATTTGTGCCTCTAGGGTTGTGTTGTCAGATGGAGTAAATACATTGAAGTTGGGAATAATTTGATTGAACTGATAATTTTGTGATGCAAAAATATTATTGCCACCGATATTAGATTCACTTGCAAAACTAACTTGACTATCACCACTATCTTGTGCCCCACGATTTATTTCAAGGTAATACCTATCAATATCTTTAGCATTAGATAATGCTGTGGTAGTTGGCATATTGTGTGTAGCATTAATTTTACTTAAATCAAACCCATTTACCTCATATTTAAATCCAACACTGTTAGTATTATGTGTTCTTACAGCAGTTCCATCTACACCTCTAGTTCCAATACCTAATTGATTAACTCCGATGCTATCATAATAAATTATTTCACTATTGACTTTTATAAATCCTCGTGAGGTTGATATTCCATTAAAAGTCGCAAATGGAGTTGTACTTGCTATAGAAATAACTAAATCATCAACGTCAATTGAATCGGTAATAACTATGGGGTTAGTATCTGGTAGAACATCTGATATAGTAACCAAATTAGTATTTGCAGTCATTCCATGATTATAGTGATCAACTTCAATGACATTTCCAGTATACTTATCATCATATGTTGCTGATGAAGTAATTGTTGTGCTACCATAAGATGTTGCAGTTGAACCTTCATAGACAACTATTGGTTGACCAGAGGTAAACTCTTCACCTTGAACATTATTTAAATATAGTGTTCCCGTACCATTTGTTGCTGATACAGTAATAAGAGCATCAGCACCTTTTGTAACACCATTAGTTGCTATACCAACAATGTCACCAACAGCATAACCATTACCACCCACATTACTTGTAATTGAAACAGATGAAACTTGACTGTCACTGTTAATCTGAACTGTTGCAGTTGCACCTGAACCATTACCTGTTATCGCAAATAGAGGAACATTATTAAATGTTTGACTCGCCACGAAACCAACACCACCTGATGTTACTGTAAGTGTTTGTATTGGACCACCAACTCTTTCGATAAATCCCTGTATCGCAGTTGCTGATGTAGAATCACTTACCTGTTTTCCAATTGTCAAATTGGCAACAGATGAGGAATGAGTTGTAGTCACAATACCAACTTTTAATTTTCTTGGTAAAGTTTTAATTGCATTTGGAGTTAACCTTTCAATAATTGCAGATCCTTTCTCCATTTTTGGATTATAAAAGTATGCAGTTCCAGGTGTTGTTGTGAATTTTGCTTTATATAATTTAAATTTAAGGTCTTCAAATTGGCTAGCAGTCCATATAGATCCATTCTGAGATTTAAATAAACTACCACCAATATACTGACGAGTAACGATAACAGACTCTGCATCAGGCAAACTCTGTGTATTTACTGTTCTTTCACCCATTTGAGCAATCCATGCTTCATAATTATTAGTTGTAGGAGCAAGGAGTACTAAAGCATATTCAGTATTTGGTTCTAAGTATACAGGAGATGGGAATTTAATGTTAGTTGCTACCTCTGCGTTACTTGATATATTAATATCATCAGGGTTGACAACAACACGAGCGTAATCCTGTACAACTTGTGTGGTAGGAGTACCTAACTCCATCTCTCTAATTTCAACTGTTATTTTTTCATTTGGATCTTTATTTCCAAAGAATAAATCAACAGAAGTAATAAATGCACCACTCTCATCAACTGTAAATGATTGTGCTAAAGGATCGTCAACCTGTGGAGGTGGTGGTGGTCTTCTGACAATAACCAACGTGTTAGTATAAGAATCTACTATACCCGTAGCACGATAAGTTGTTTGTCCACTGCTTATAAGTAAACTACCTGGTAAACTCTCTGCATTTGTAGAACTAGATGTTAATTTAAACGTGCTTGTTCCTGTTCTAAATCTTAAAGGAGGAGGAGGTGATGCTAACGGATCACGGAAGAAGAATGAACCTGATAAGTCACCAAAAGTGTCTGCAATTAATCTTACATTGGAAACCTCTGCTTGTGCTCCACTTGATCTACCTAAGATAGTAATACCTGATCCGAGTGGAATGTATCCAAAATATGCTCCCTGTGCTTCATCACCAAGAGAATTTATATCTACATTTAATGTTGATGAAGAAGCAGAATAATTACTTCCTAAAGATACAGAGGTATTATAGGGATTTGCGTTAAATGTTTCAGTAGGTGATAATACGTCACCTTTCTTATGATCGGATTGTGCTAATCTTAAAGTAGATACATTCACACCAGTCGCATCAAACACATCTATGGTCTCTCCTTTTTCAAAGATACCGTTGATCATATTGATTTCAATTAATTTAGGGACAATATCAATTCCACTAGTGCTATCAAAGAAAGGATAAAATCTTGCAACAGGTCTTAAACCAGATGTGTGGAATACAACATTCCTTGATCTTATGTGTGTATCAGGAACACTACTTGTTTTAATTGTGTCAATAAATGATCCGTTAAATCCACCTGTTATTCTTCTTTCACCACCATCAACTTGTACATTTCTAACCCAACTATCAGTTCTAGGTGTTAAATCTATAGTACCAATAAAACTAACCATATTGAATGGGTTTACATTTTCAACTCTAGATGCTAATGGTTGTTCTAAAAATTCAGTTTCAGAATAATTTAATGTTATCAAATCACCAGTTTTTCTAACATTTGAATCTAATAGTTCTAAATCTTGTGAAAAATCTGCTGTGTCAACATTTGTTGCTAAATTAAGTGCCACCTCTGGTTTAATTGACCAAAAATCAAGAGGTACATTTAATTCTTTATTTGCAATATCTACTGCACATTTATTATCAGGATCTTCTAAATCTAGTAAATTTGTATCTTTAAAATCGTCAACAAAAAAACCAGTTTTAAACCTTGATAATCCATCAACATCTTGTACTTGAAGAGTTTTTGTGTCTAATTCTAATAAACTTAAAGATGTTATTTCCTCTAATGTTTCAATTCTATCTTCAAGACGACCAATATCTCTCATTGTATATCTGACATTATCAACAACTTTGACAATCGCATCATCAGGATCGTATAAGTATGCTGGTAGTTCGATGGTAGCAACCTCCATCGCATTCTCAATTATTGGGGGTTCTTTTGGATTTAAATTTGATGTTCCTTTTATTACAGCAATATTTCCAAGTGTATCTATGATTAACTTATCTGTTCTAGGTAAGTAAAAATTATATCCGACAATAGAACTTTCATTTGGTTTAACTATAAACTCTGGATTAACATTACCAGAACCACCAAATAGTCTATTTTGGAAAGCAAATGGTGATTCGTTACCAGAGTATGTTGTCACTCTTGGTCTAAAATCAATAGTATCAGTAGCTCTTAAACCACCCTCTAAAGTTGGTATATCTGCACTGAATCTTTCCTCTGGGTATGATGCCACAGTATAAAAATCACCAACATCATTTGATGGAACAGTGTATGCGTTATATACTATTAATAACTTTCTTGTTGCAGGTGGGAAGTTTTGTTTTCTTACTAACCTAGAGTAATCATAGAATTGCTCTCTTTGACCTTTATCTAATTGATATCTATTTGTGATGTTTAAGAAACTACCTACAGTTATTTCTTGTAATGTTGTTAAAATATTAGATTCTTCAAAATTAACAACTTCACCTATTGTAAATTTAGTGGGTGTTAAATATGCTATTTCAATTTGATTTGCAGATATTTGAGCTGTGATTTGTGCAACTGCACCACTTGTTCTACCATCAATTTTTTCACCTATAATAGATGCTGTATTCAAACTTAAACCATCAGGGAAAGTAAGTTTGTCAAGCACTGGTGAATTTGTATCTATAGATTCAAAAACACCAACCACATTTGCCACATCAGGTATATTAAATGATATTTCTTTATCTTCAACTCGTAAACCGTAAGCAGTGCTTCGATCCATGCCACTAGCAGATGTGTTTATTCCAACTGCAGTTTTTAATATTTCTATTTTTTGACTTCTAATATAATTTTTCTGTTTACTCTTAAGTGCTTGTTTTTTAAGAGTTGTTGATACAACAACATTGCTCTGAGATGTTCTCAATCCATTAATGACTACAGATTGACTGGCAGTATCAAGTACGACTTGATCATTAGTCAAATCTTCAATAGTACCATCGGAGTAGTGAACAGAGTATCTTTCCTCATCAAAAGTTTCGTAAAATGCACTACTAATACCACTTGCTGCAAGATCAAAAGAAAGGACTCCACTACCATCTGTTGCCTCACCTGTGATGTTTGTACCGACAACTAGGTTTGCTGTAGATAAATCTATATCAGAGACATTATCGTTACCTATACGAGCATATAATCCCTTGTTTTCATTAAGATTGATGTTTGGTACTCCGAATGAAAATGTAGGTGTTACAGAGGCACCAGAGGGTAATGCACCATTGCAAATACCAGTTACATTTGTCACTGATGCTAGTGTTAATGTAATTCCATCAGAAGATACGTTTGTAACTCTATTAAATCTTTCAGTTGTTTCTCCAGGTAAAGTATATCTAACAATCGTATCAGTTTTTATACCTGCAAAACTTTTACCTGCACAGGTTGCAATACCCGCTGCATTTATGTTTAACACATCTGATACATTAAAACCTGTTGGAATTTTACGATTTAATACAGTATCTGCAACAAAATCACTAGCATAACCACTTAAAGTAGAGGCATCTTGATAAACAGATTTTATATCTTCAATTCCAAAGATACGAACTGTTTGAATAGAACGAGATAACTCAGGATCTTCGTTTATTATAACTCCCTCTCCAGCAATAAATGACCCAGTTACTTGAGTTAGTTTGACTACCGCACTAGAACCACCAGCTTGTGTTGCATATCCAGTTGCACCACTACTTAATCCTCTAACATAAGAGGCATCTGGTAATTCAGTATTACTTACTGCATTATTAAGAACTAATCTTGTAAATGTTTGAATGTCAAATAAATGTAATTCCCACTCAGTTGAATCACCTGTATATGCTGCTCCACGAACATTAAATGAGTAGCATCTTGCTTGACCCACTAATTCACCTGTTCCAGCAGTATTTGAAGATGTTCTTTGATTATATAATTCTACAAATTTACTATCATCTTTTATATTTGGAGCAGGAACACCAAATACATTATTAACTCTTAAAATAGTTCCCATTTGATAGGGGACTAATGATGCATCTACAACTTGCTTATCTCTAGGTTTATCGACATCAATTATATTTGCACCTGTTAATTCTATATCATATCCCTTAACGTATGCCTTACCAGCAGATATTTTTACACACATTAAATCATCAGATGGTGTATTCTGTTGATCGGTTATTTCATTTGATCTAAAAATACCTTCATTTGATATTCCGTCATTTAAAGAGTTTTTAACCTGTACATCAAATTTTTGAACTGAATAATGACCAGATTCATCAAATGTTCTTTCTGCAAAGTAATCTCTAATTAAAGAATATTGAGATTTTGTTATTATTTTCTTTATCTCACCATCATCTACACGTAAAAGTTCAATAAAGTTTGTATCATTAAAATCAGATAAACTTTTTTTAGCTAATGTTGTTGTTATTTTTAATCTATCCGCACCTGGTGCAGCAAAGTTTGAAAACCCTCTTGCATTATCAAAGAGTGAATCTTCCTCTTTCGCAGTTACAATTCTTTCATCTATGTTAAGTCCAACTCTATATGAAGGTGTATTTGAATATGGATCTAAAACAATTTTATCAGTCGATACATCAACAAATGACCCTCTAATGAAGTATGTACCAGATGATATTCCTACAGCAGAACCAGTTGCAGAGGCATTTGTATCTACAAGTGTTAAAACAGTTTCACCTTCATTAACAGCAGTGTTGCCATATATAAATGATGATTCTGTTATTATTTGTTCACCATCTGTTAGTGCAGATATGGTATTATCTGTACCTGATCGTAGATATTTGACATATATTGTTAAATCAGTTACATCATTTTCAAAACCAACAAATTCAAAACTATCAATGTTAAAGATTATGCCTGACTGATCTCCTCTTAATCGCAAACCTTTTAGTTGTTCCAAATATAATGATACTGGAATACCTAAATGAGTATTGTTAATTCTAACAGAATGATATTGTTGATCAAAAACTATATTACCAGGTATCACCATTGACCCATCTTTAAAGATGTGACTTCCAAATGATTCAATTTGATTTTGTAAAGAAGATTGTAAAGTAGTTAACTCTCTTGCTTGAACAGGGAATCCAGGTTTAAATAGGACTCTGTAAAATTTATCTTCCTTATTAAAATCATCATAATAAGGACTTATATTTAAATTCGTTTTTTGTGGCATTTTTTAAAATTCCAAGATGATTTTAATGTCTTCCTTTTGTCTGGAGTTTCTGGTAATTAGGGGTCTATTATCCAAATATATTATTTCACCCGACCCTTTATTTATCTCAGGTGAAGCAAGACCATTTGTAAAATTAACTCCTAAAGAAATAACCTTGTTTCCAGTTGGATTAGTGCTTATACCTGTGAAGTTTTGATCAACAGTTGCGGTAAATCCACTTGTTGGGGCAATAATACTTTCAGCTGATGATTCAAAATCAAGCACTTTTGCCTCAGTTGTAACTCCTACATAATCAGTTTGATCAGATGTAGTTTGATTAAAATACAAAGATCTATCTTGATAGTATTTAATCACATTAGTATCGGTGTCATATGAAACAATATATCCCTCTGCGGTTCCACCTGTCACAGATTGTTGTATTTTTTCACCAATTGTTGGTGTACCTGTGGGTGAAACAACTTTAACAGCGTTTACAGAGGAAAAATCATTTGCAGTATATGTTGATGTTGATCCAATAGATGTGGGATTTTTGATAATACTTATTTGAGCAAACTTTGTATCAGTTGGAAAATCTTTTGTTGAATCATCAAATCTGGCATAAATTAAAAGTTTATCTGTTCCTAGTTCTTTATATAAATCAAACCCATGTCCTCTGGATGGTGGTATGATTGGTATTAATTTAGCATGATTGCCAAGAGTAACACCAGAATTACCAAGTGGTCCTAGATCAACCATTCCATAAGTATATCCTTGCCCACCAGATGAGACATTTGTTTTGATTATTTTACCATTACTATCCGTATCAATAACAACCTTCGCACCAGATCCATCACCAATAATATCAACCTCTCTACCGACTATATTTTGAGAGTAACCAAATCCTTGTTTATCAATATAAACTTTTTTTATTTGGTTATTGTTGATTGTCGAATCACCATTCTCACGTACAGACTGAATTTGTGTTTCAGAGGATGTTGGCCAACTACCTGGTACAGAAATATATTCAGTTGAATCAAATTTAATTATATCACTTGGAGGCACTGTAAATAAGTATTTCCAAATATATCCATCTCCACTTTCACCTGCTCTTGATGGTTCTAAATCTGTAAATAAAGGTTCGTCTTGTGAAGCATTACCAGAGGTGCTAATACCAGATGATCCATTATCAATACAAACATAAACATCAAAATTTTTATTCATTACATAATAATTAGCTGCATATAATCTTGTTGAATTAGTTACTGGTGATGGATTTGATACACTATAATCATGCCTAAACATCTCATATCTAGTTCCCTGAGTCCAGTTTCTTCTTGTTATTAATCTCCTTACATTTCCACCTGTCACCTTTTTACCAAAAATTTGTACATCACCAGTATGATTCATGTAGTTAATATTATCAATTGGGTTAGGTGTGTTTGTATTCCATGCTGTAGTTCTACCAAAACCCACCGATAGTGCTGGATTAGCAAGACCAACCACAACATAGTATGAATTTGCAGAGTTATCTACTGTCTCTACAAAGTTATTTGCATTTAGAATTCTAAATTGATCTGTTACAATTGCAGCCATATCATTAGCTTTTTTCTATATTTATAC